CGTCGTGCTTGCGCTTGTTCAGCCGCAGACATCTGTTGCTGGATAGCCGGAAGGCGCCCGGCTTGCGCTTGCTGGTAGGCTCCACCATACATCCCTGCTAAATTCTGTGCTAGATTTTTACTTGCGGCATTTGCAATCTGAGCCTGAGCAATATCACCTCTCGATCCACCACCGGGTTGATATTCAACCATCTGCTGTCTAACGGCGGGCATATTAGCTGCTATCTGGGCAGCGTATTGTTCCCCGTACACCTTCGCTAAGTCACCATAGGGGGTTCCTGCCCCGGTTTGGACTTGTCCCTTCATCATGTCTTGTAGGTTCGTACGCGCCCCTGGAGTGCTCGACCAAGGAACCTCTCCTGCTAAGAGGTCTTTACTCTGCGCTTCAGAAAAAGGGGTCAACCCACCCATTTGCCCAAGGGTTACGTTCTCCGCTGCAGATTGAAGTGCAGCGGGCCTTTTGCCTGTAGCATAGCCTAAGATGGACTGTTGGGCAGCGGTCTGGGAGGGGTCGAATCCAGCCAAGGTTTTTCCCGAATAGTAATCGGGAGCCTTTTGCTTCATAAGCCTTCCCGCTTCTGCAAACCCCTTAGTCAGATAGCCCTTTTGTTCTTCCCAAGGCTCTGTTCTTGTTGTTGCTGATCCACCACTCATAATTTATTCCTCACTAGTCTCTTCAAACTTACTCAGCATCCCCAGGTTCCCCTGTCGGTCCTGTCCAGTCTGGATGACCCGGCCCATACGGTACGCTGTCATCAACCCAACTTTCTCTGTATACCGGCGCACCAAAACCCAAGAGGTTTTGTGTGTAACCACCCTGATCGCTACCGTAAATCGGATTAAATCCCCAATTCGCCAACAGCCCTGTACCAAACGCAGAAGCCTGTGGTTTAGTCAACCAATTATCAGTTCCATATTTCCACGGCACTGTAGTTTTGTAGCCGCTGTCTGGGTCTTTCACCACGACATTTTGTGGCTTACCTAAAAGATCGCCTAGAACGCCGTACTTTTGTCCAATATCTGTACTTGTGTACGCCCCCGGTGTTCCAGCCCAATTAGCGAAATTAATGTTGAATGCGGGAATCCTTTCGTCGTCTGAGCCGGTTATCTTAGTTACCCACTGGTTCATGCTTGGGTCCCACCCTGCAGCGGATGACATTCGAGTAGCAAATGTTTCTTGTGGTCCTCCAGCCGCGCCATACATCATCAACGGGACGCGATAACTATCATACGCTCCCCCACTACTCCCTTTAACCCCACTCACCTTGAAAGGCTCCCCTGTCACTCGATACATATAGTTTCCGGAACCTGACGGGGCTACCCCCATTCGGGTTGAATATTTACTGAGCAATGCACCGAGTGTGTTCGCGGCGCCAGTCTTTTTGTCGTCCACAACAACCTTTTTGTCACCAACCTTCTTTCCACCGTAGGTAACCTCTTTGTAGAGGTCTTGTGGAACCCTATAATTTAATAGGCCAGTAGGAATATCTGCGGCCCTTGAATGTGGTTGGTATAGCGCACCCTTATCCGCTATTAACCCCCTCTGAGAGGCTAATCGAGTATCCGTAGGCATAATATCCTGCCAATCTAATACTCCCGGCCTCTTATAAGCAGTTCCCAGATACGGACTTCCTGCGCCTCCTACGTGGACATCCGTAGCGACACCCGTAGCAGTCTGTTTATTATGAACTAAGTACCCATCAGCAAAGTATGTTTCGTGACCATCAACGTGGAAATTGTAGACAGGAGTATCTTCTGGTATCTCTATAGATGTAATAGATTCGACCGTTACAATGCCCTTTCCATTTCTGTATAAAGTATCACCCTCAGTAACGTCAGAGATTTTTTTCCATCCATCCTGCGTCATAAAGGGATGTGCTTCTGTTACGAAAGGTTCTTTATCATTAAACCCGTACAGTTTCTGACCACCCGCTTTAGACGGGTAAATCTTTGTTACTACTCCATCTCCCTTATCAGTTTTTACCTCATCACCCACACTGATTTCGGAAACATTCTTCTCAGAACCATCTACAAGTTCAACTTGAACACCGTCAACAAAGCAACTGGTTATGGTTGCATATGAAGTAGGTTCCTTCTCTTTTCCAGAGGAGGGGTAACCAGCATCAATTCTCGCCGCTGCGGTGTAGGGATCATCAACATCTAAACTAGCTTCCTTTATCAGATTCCTTTCGCCAAGCCAGTAGCGGGCGGATGGGGTATCGTTACCCTGAGAAATATCTAACCACGTTTGCCGTAAATTTGGGTAGTTCTGTACGAGTTGTTCATACGGATTTGCCCCAGAGGGGAGAATATAATTTTCCCTTAAAGGATCATATTCAACCGCATCCTTTTCTGCCTGAGTCATCGTCGGCCAAGCCTTCTTCATGGCCTCGTTTTGCTCGAAGAAGTATTTGCCGAACTTAGCCATTTCAGCATTAGCTTCTGCTACTTGCTTATCCTCATCGAAGTGGCCCTTTGATGAGGATTCCACATTGGCTTGATCTGCTGTAGTTCCCGAAGGAAGACTATAGCCTTTAAGCCCTTGTAGCTGGACTAATTCCCAATGCTTTTTACCAAGGGCGTGTTTCGTTGGTTCGATTTGATTCTCAACTAGCCAGTAACGAGATGAACTATTATTCTCGTCTAAGGCATTTGGGTCATCCTTTATATCTTCCCACGTTTCCGTCAAATCAGCATGATTGTCTACATATGTTTCATAAATTGAAGCCATTATTGCATCCTATTTTTTAAGTCTTTGGTGTAGACGATATAATTAGATTCCCAATCGGGTAGAAGTTTCTTCCAGCCCTTTCTGCCCCATAACTCCATGCCGGAGCATCCTGTTCTTATCGCGAAAGATTCTACCATATCGTTAAATTCATATAGCTTCTTAAAGTCAGAGCCAGCGATTGAAATTACCCTCAGCACCTGTTTCTGTGGATATGGTACAATCTGAGTAACCATAGCTGAGTGCATCTTCTGATCCTCTGTCGCTATCCACAACTGCATATCACCGTGAGTAAGCGGTTCAAGGAAATCATCAGTCTCCAACTCCCCTTCGCTATGCTCCTTTACCCTATCAAGTAGAGGTGCAACCTGTTCCCAGATGTATGCGATGTCTTCAGGTTGTACAATGTGGGCCTTCACAGTTTATTCCAGCTTGAGCCGTACCAATAAATGCCTTCACCTGATCCCGGATTCCAATCTGATCCATCTGCGAATCTGATGTCCCCTGTTCTGGGTCTTGCCGGTGCTTCATGTGTTCTTTCCAGCCTGAATGTTGCTTGGTTTAATAGAATATCACCCAACCTTTTTAATTCAGTAACAAGGTATAACCCCAGACTTTCCGGATTTGCCGGTAATGGGCCGGGTTCGTAATGGGTTACAGACCTTTCTACTCTATCTACATGAGTAGCCATTAGGTCATCTTAGAACCTCTATTCCCTGCGTTCTTAACGTCAAGAGAATAGCCGTCCAATCTCCATGTTTGATCTCCAGTGGATTCAAATTTCACACCGATATATTTCCCTGTAACCCTAACTGGAACCTTTGATTGTGAATCAGGATTAAAGGTATATGGGCCTTCCCATGTAATACTTTCCTCTGTTGACATCTGTGCGCCTACATAGACGTTCACAGTGTTAGCATCAGAAGATGACATCTTGGGCCAGACAGACAGAACCTTCTTTACTGTTGATGCATTAGGTTGCCCTGATTCATCTACGGTTATCCCGGTCCTTTCGACGTAGGATGTCATGTTGGTTCCATCCTTTGTATTTCCGGTTTCATGCCGATACATTTTAGTGTCAGTTGCGGATGCCATCACCAGAGATTTACCAGCCGTATTGAAGAAAGACGATGTACCAGCCGTATTCCAGTTCAATGAGTTATTCGCCCATGTACTCGTATCAGCAGACCATGATGCAGAAGATAATGGATCACCCTCAATACCATATGCAATCATTGATGCTTCTGGAAGATCACGTTCTGTAAATGTTTGATTTGCCCAATTCCAGACCAGTGCTTTATCACACTGTACATTTGTAGTATTACCAGATGATACATAACAAGCATACATCTCTGTATTTCCATAGTCTGCAACTACAAATGCCTTTTCATGTTCATCGCCATTCATGTTGCCGAATAAATAATCCCTCATCTTATGAGGAAGGATGGATTCAACCTTCATTCCATCATTAATATAGATATCACCATTACCAAAAATGAAATGCCTATCCCCAAACTCCGCTACACAGTTTGTAGACAGTGCGCCAATCGTAGGGGATAATTGGCGAAAAGCAAAGATAAAAGGAGTACCAACATAGGACATCTGGTAGATGGAATCCTCTTTGTAAATCATAAATTTGTCTGTCAGTGGAAGGCCATCCAGTATGGCCCCTTTTGAATCAGCAAGTTCGTATTCACCAGCATCGACCGTTGCAGAAGTTTCATCCCATGATGATGGGACAGTTTGTATAGCTGCCTCTGTTGACCACTTTACCAAGTTAGGGTAAGACCCACTATCTGTTATATTTAGAGCAATCAGAAAAGAGCGGAACGCTTTTATAGACTTACATATTGGAGGTGAGTTGCTCAAGTCTGCCATCCTAGTGCCGACAGCGGGTACACCGGAACTCAATGCCCAGAATTGCGGTTGGTCAACACCATTAGTCATAATGAGAACACCAGCTAAGACAGTTGATATCCAACCACCTCTAGCTGTAGCACTATAATCACCAGATGATCGAGTTATGTCAGTCCATGATGAACCGTTATGAACATAAATCTTAGTTAGCCCCCCGATTACCCAGTAAGATGTACTTCCTGCATATAAGTTAGTTATATAGTAAGGTGCAACAGGACAGGAGGCCATAACCTCCTTATAGCCGGGGGTTTTCTGTATAGCCCCATGCTCTGCTCTTATGTTGTTGCCGTCCGTCCAGACATTAGGGGGCAGTTGCCAGGCGTTGATGTCCTTGACAATCCCCATCTGCCCGACATTATCAATCGGGATTAAAGCCATTAGGGTTTAGTCGGCCAGCTTACATCGAATGGATCGGCATTATTTGAAGGAACATCCCTTAATGCCTGACGATAGGTTCTCCAGCTTTCTTGGTCTGCGCCGGGATAACCGGGAAGATCACGCCAATCGCTATCCGAAAGAAGCGTATCCCGGTTCTGTCTGACACCTCGCCATTTATCTTCTTCATCCGCTGATGTTTCTTCAGCAGTTTTAGCCTGTACTACCCAGCCCTGCGACCATACCCCACCATCTTCAACTGGCGTACCTTCAACTACCCGCTGTGTACGCGAATCAAACGATGGTTTCGCAACTTCCTCAACCACTACTGCACCATACTCATCCCTGATATGTGGAACTCGCAATGGATCAGTCGGAAAGGATGTATGGGGATATTCCGCTTTCAGTTCTGGAACCCCATAGGGGTACACAGTAACCGAATTATTTTCTACTCTTGCCCATGTCGTCATTTTCTAAAATCCTCTGGTAATTAAATTAAGTTTCCTTGAAGCACCAATCATCGCGTACCAACTTCTTTATTCCTATTCTTTTCATTACGGCATGATGAGCGGTAGCGTACTTGTTTGCCATCGCATCAAGAAAGCAATAAAAATGTTCTATGTTAGGTTCTTTTCCTTCCTCCATCATTCTTTCATTTGCAACGATGTAATCGTGCAGATGTTTCCTAGCAGCTTGCGGATGAACACCAAACTGTTCCAAGTATTCGGCTGAACCCCTACCGATCATTCCATGTGCCATCATTTCCTGAAAGGCGGTTCTAAAGCCCATCTTAATGTGGTGTCGGATTTCACCCTTCTCTGCATCTCGTTCATCCCATTTTTCAGGTATACCATGTGCTTCCCTGATCTCGTCATAGGCATCCTGAAACATTCCGATTTCTTTTACAGCGCCCTCGATAGATATCCTTGAGCGATCCAGACCGCGATCAAGTTCCTGAACTTTCAACTGCGATAGTTCATCATCCTTCTCCATCAACTTCTTTTTCTTGATCTCGTTCTTTCTTAGCTTGAAAGCAGAACCTTCCAATGCGGATTTTTTCTGATCTATCTGCGCGAGTATTTGCCTTAAATGACGATAAGGTTCGGCACCAGCCATATTAAGCGTCATCAGTTGGGAAGTTGTCTGGGTATTCCTTCTCCCCGCTGTGTTCATTGCCCTGTAAATTTCAGGCAAACGATCAGCTATTTTTTCTAAAGCCTTTGAATCAAGGTTTATCGACGAGTCTTTCAGTAAGGCAAGAGAACTGCTGCCATTCAAGGTTAAATTGTTCAATCTGAGTTAGACCCCATACCGGTGGGACTCCCGTAATGTCTACCCACTGTTAAATCTCCAAAATCTGCTGCATTACCAGCGCTGCTAATGGTTACATACTCCAAAGTATCTAACCTTGTTTCGCCACTTGTTTTCCCAACATGGACTACTCCCCTATCGTCTGTTCCATTGCTAACCCCTTCCGTATTACTGCAAGCAGCTACCATATCCCCAAAATCCGTAGCATTGCCAGCGCTATTTATTGTTATGTATTCAATAACATCACTTATAGGATCGCTTTCATAAGTTCCCCGTGGACCACCACAATGCAGACCCCGCTCACTAGTGCTATTGCTAAAAGCACAGCCATTCCTTGACTTTGCAAGTAAATCCCCAAAATCAGAAGAATTTCCCAGAGATGTAATTGTTATATAGGATATTTCATTTGCGTTATCGGCTGGGTCTTTGAAACCACCTAAATGTACACCCCTGTCATTTGAGCCGTTGCTTGCGGAAACACCATTCGTAACTAATGGAGAATAATTCCCGAAATCTGTTCCATTACCAGTGCTACTGATCGTTATATAGTCAATATCATTTGTACGTGCGTTAGGGGAGGTATAGTTACCAGTCATAAATACACCCCTATCATCAGCAAGATTACTTGTACCCCCATGACCATACTTCTCATGGGTAAGATTGCCGAAGTCGGTAACATTTCCCGCAGAGGATATCGTTACATATTCAATAACATTCGTATCGGCTTGGGGTGCTGGAGTACCACCGGAGTTCCCAGCCGTTACTCCCCTATCAGAAGAACCATTACTGCATCCAGCATTATAATGAGTACCACCCGATAAATCTCCAAAGTCTGTGGCATTACCAAGGCTGGCGATATTTATGTAGTCTATTACGTTATCTGAAGCATCATCATCGCCACCGGCGAACAATCCTCTTGCGCCACCGGCTTGGGCAGATGCTCCAAATAAGGCAGCTTTGTTTGATCCTAAAGGCATAATTTTTTCCTCTTATGATGGAGATTTAACGTCAGCACCGGCTAAGAATCCCAACCATATCGTGCCTCCATCTATTGTTGTAAATGTAACAACATCCAGACCGGATGAGGTTAAAGTGGGAGCAGTACCCCCCGCCCAATCTACGGAAGTAGGCCATGTCAATGTGGCACTACCCCCATTAGTTACATGAAGAGTAAAAGAACCAGCCTTTCCGGTAGCGGGAGGATTGGTAAAGGTCAACGTCTGATTTCCAGATAGAGTATAAGTCTGAACATTCCCCAAACTTAAATCAACTGCATTAGCTGCCATAGCAGCTTTAGTTTCAGCATAATCTTTAATCTCTGGCCTTATAGCTTGCTCATCTTGAAAATTAAGATAACCGCCTAAGAGCATATCAGCAGCCGAATCTATAGCTATTGCAGCAGTAGTTCCATGTGCAACCCCCGCCCCAATCTCTAACTTGTCAGTACCGTCATCAAGACCAATACGATAATCAACTGCGTTCCCGTCAAAATTAAGATAGGTATCAGCAGCGGCCCCATCGCCTAAAGTTACAGTGTCATCGGTAATAGTTAAAATGCTGTTAGTACCGACAGTGGAACCTTCGCCAATAACAAGTTTGTCTGCACTATCGTCAAGTGCTACATAGAAATCCTTGGCATTGC